TGCGGTAAGAGACGGAACAAGTTTAGTTTTAACAAATAATTGTTGTTATTCATTTAATTATAGCGGTGATAGTTTTATTTATGATTCAACAGCTTCTGGAAGAAATAGCGGACTTATAGCGCCATTAGCTATATCAACTTTTGGCGGCAATGCATATTGGATGGGACCAAATGAATTTTGGATTTGGAATGGAACCGTAAATCCATTGCCATCTGATGACATTAGGGACTATGTTTTTGGCAATTTAACAAATAGTCAAGCAACAAAATGTTTTTCTGTTACAAATGTTGCAAAAAAAGAAGTTACTTTTTATTATCCGGGATTTGGCAATACTGAAATTAGCAATTCCGTCACCTATCATGTTGACCAACAAATATGGTCAATTGATACAAAAACAAGAACAAGTCAAGTTGACGCGACACTTTTTTCTCATCCTATATCAACCGATGCCTATGGAAATGTTTATCAAGAAGAATACGGAAATGATGCAAATGGCGCTCCATTAGATAGTTATGTTGTATTTAGCCCAACTTCTATATCGAAAGGCGATAGACATTGTGATATAATGGGGTTCTTACCGGATTTTGAACGTCAAACTGGTGCATGTACGCTTTCAATTTTAACGCAATCATACCCAGAAGACCCACAAACAGTGGCCGGAACATATACATTGGGAGCAAGTGATAGCACTCCTTTAATTGACACAAGAATAGGTTCTACTTTGGTTGGATACAAAATAGAAAGTAATGTTTTAGGCGGAGATTACAGGCTTGGTCTTTGTCAAGCCGATGTTAATGTGGCGGGGGCACGCCGTTAATGAAAATGTACGGTATTCCAGAGCCGCCAAATCCAATGGATAACAATTATGTTGCTGATCCGAAAAATTACAATTTGGCTATGTATCGTTGGGCTTGCAGTCTAAAATCAAATTTGCAAACACAATCAAGGATTAATGATAGACCCGCCGGTATTAATTTTATTCCCTCATCATTTACCACGTCAACAATTATTACGGGAACAGATACCACAACCAATGTAGCGCAAGTTTTATGTACTTTAATACAAGCCCTTATTAATAAGGGTGTTCTTAAATCTAATTCTTCAACACAGTAGGTCGCCATGCAACCAATGCCACAACAAACACCTCAAAATATGCAAGCGTTTCAACAATTAGTGCAACAGCAAGGGTTTGCGCCACCTAATTTAATTAATTCGGCTTCACAACCGCCCATGCCGCCGCAAGGTATGCAACCACAGGGTATGCCGCCGCAAGGTATGCCGCCACAAGGTGCTGCCCAAATGTCGCCGCAACAAATGGCTCTCATGCAACAAATAATGGCGCAACGGCAACAACAGCCCGGTCAACCAGCACAACCTCAACATATGACGCCCCAACAAATTAGATTTACAGAGCAAGAATTATCTGCTCTTGGGCGCATGGGTGACACAACAATTGCACATTTAACCCCCGGAGAAAAAACTGTTCCCCCCGAATTGCAGACTCCTAAAGTTTTAGCTACGTTAAAATCTGAATACGCCAAAAAAGGTGTTTCTCCCGAACAATTTACAGTAGGTTCGCCACAATCAAGTACAAATCCACAAACTGGGTTACATGAATATAATTTTTGGTCAAGTTTCCTGCCGATGGCATTGGGTGCTGCTGGCGGTGTTTTTGGTGGGCCATTAGGCGCTGCGGCTGGTTCTGCCGTAGGTGGAGTTGCCACTGGAGAAAAACCAACGCAGGCTTTAGAAAGTGGCGCATTAGCCGGTTTGGGAAGTTGGGGGCTTGGTTCTGTTTTAGGTAGTCCTAATAATACAGTTGGAAATTTGGTAGGTAATAGCGGCGCAACAACTGGTGCAGCAGCAGATTCAACTTCAGCGGCAACGGCGAATGGTTTGAAAATGCAACCTCAATTAGGAAGCATGAGTTTGCCGGGTGGCGAAACATCAAGTCCAAGTTTTCTTGATAGCATAACAACCAAAAATCTTTCACAAGGTGCTGGCGGTGCCTTGGGTTCATACGCCGGGCAACAATTATTTGGCCCCGGAGCCAGCGGAACTTTGCAAAATCAAAATTTCCAAACAAATTTTAATAAACCATATACACCGGCCAGCCAATTGCCTAGTTTTGCCCAACAATTGGGAACCACTTCTTATAATGGCCCACAAGCTAATTTCTCTAATTACAATCCTGCCACAAATAACACAAATGCTTTTAACTTTTATCCAACGGCAAGCACAACCGGAGTTGGTTAATGATTAGAACAATTATGCCTAGCGATATATCGCAATTAGTGCATTTAGCTGAAATTATGCACGGCGAAGGTCGTTATAAAAACAAAAAATTTAATCCAGAAAAATTAAAAAAACATTTTTTTTATTTAATGTCTGGAAATTTTTTAGGTTTTGCAGACGATAAAGACGGAAAAATTGTTGGTGCAATTCTTGGCGTGGTAACTGATTATTTTTTTGGCGATGATTTAATGTTACAAGATTGTGGTTTTTTTGTTTTGCCGGAACATCGCAAAGGAAAATCTGGATCAAAACTTTTGTCGGCTTTTGTATCGGCTGGAAAACAAATAAAAGTTAAAGAAATAATGCTTATGACTTCTTCGTTAAAAGATGCAAATGCGCTTGATTTTTTGTGTAAAAAAGTTGGTTTGGAAAAAGCTGGTTCTATTTATAAAATGGAGATTATTTAATGTGTGGTGGTGGCAACAGCGGCGGTGGCAGTAATACTGTAACTCAAACACAAGCGATTCCTGATTGGCAACAGGGAATGGTGCAAGCCAATGAAAACATTGCTCAATCTATTGCTAGTCAACCATACCAAACTTATCAAGGTCAAACTGTAGCTGGATTTTCCCCCCTTCAGCAACAAGGTCTTGACATGACGACGCAAGCCGCTAATGCCGGTCAACCTTCATTAAATTTAGCAAGTAATTATACAAGTAATGCTGGCGCGACGTATCAACCTTATCAGCAAGCCGCAACACAACAAATAGCCAACGCAACCAATGCTGGACAAGGTCAACTTGGTGCGGCCAATATGTTGACTGGAGCCGCAACGCAACAATGGAATCCACAAATTGCGCAACAATATATGTCTCCTTATGCGCAAGCCGCTTTGCAACCACAAATACAAGCGTTGCAACTACAACAAGGACAAGACGCCAATAAAATAAATTCAAGTGCAACCATGGCTGGTGCTTTTGGGGACGCCCAATATGGAAATGAACAAGCATTAAATAATTTTTATGCTGGTCAAAATCTTAATAATTTAGAGGCCACGGGATTAAATCAAGCGTACCAAACTGGGCTTGGTCAATTTAATACTGCAAATCAAAATTTATTGTCAGCCGGTAATCAATTCGGAAATTTAGCTGGGCAGGCACAACAATTGCAATTGAATCCCGCGCAAGCATACAGTAATCTTGGTTCTCAAGCGGCGGGTATTAATCTTAATCAGGGAAGTCAATTTGGCAATATATCAAATGCCCAACAACAACAAGGATTGGCTGGGGCTAATGCAGTATTTAATGCGGGAACGCAACAACAAGCTCTTAATCAAGCACAACTTACATCTGCATATCAGAACTTTCTTAATCAAGTTAATTATCCCGCGCAACAACTTAATTTGCGAATTGCCTCAACAGCTAATAACCAATATCAAGTTCCTACAGAAAATCTTGCGCCCACAAGTGCTACTGCACAAAATCTTGGTGCTTTTGCTTCTCTCGCTGGCGGCGTTGGCTCTCTTTTGGGCGGCGGTGGTGTTTATGGCCATGGCTGACGAAGTTGAAAAAATTATTCCGGCTGCTGTTGTTACCAATGAACTTGGTTACAAATTTATAAATTATTCAATGGTGAAATAATGGCCGATCCGTTTGACGTTACAGATTCAAATGCTAATTATCAACCGACACAAGATAATAGTGGTTCATCACCAGATTTTTATCGCAATCTTATGAATTTTGGATTGGCGACAATGGCTGCGGGTTCAAAACCGGGATCGACAACTCTTGGTGCTTTGGGTCAAGGTGGCCTTGAGGCCATGCAATCGGCCAAAGAAAATGCACAAGCAAGAACACAACAGCAATTATATCAGCAAGATATTTATTCCAAACAATTAAGCAATGCGCAGCAAATGTTTCAGGCGCAAAGGCAAAATGCGATTAATCCATCTTATGGGTTGCCAACTATGCAATTGCCCAACATTCCGGGCATAATGCAAAATAATTCGGTTCCACAACAAGCAACAGCACAAAACGTGCAAACCACGCAATTTGCTGCTCCGCAAGACAAATCACAAAACATTTCTTCATTATCTCCAAGTTCAACTCCGGGAAACTCTCGTGTGTCAGAAAATCCCCAAATTAACAATTATCCATCTTCTGGAAAAATGACTAATGCACAAATTGCTCAAGCTCTTATGCGAAATCCGGATCAATTATCCTCCGTTGTTCAAAACGGTGATTCAGAAACAGCAATGAGGGCAGTAAGTATTGCGCAACTGATAGGTATTACTGCGCCAAGTTATTTAACAAAAATGGCTGAATCTTATGCTGAATTGCCCGCCGCTATTCAAAAAGAACATGAAATTCCTAAAATAATACCGCCCGGCGGCGTTATTTATGAAAATGGCCGACCAACTTTTCAAAATCCAACGCAAATTAAAACTGTTGCTCAACCCAATAATCCACAAAATGTTCCCGTTGGAACCCCTTTGGACACCTTTGCTACGCCAGCTATGCCCACATCAGCTTTAACGGCTCCTCTTTCTAGGGGAGCAATTCCAAATCCGCCGACACCCAATCAAATTAGTGCGGGAATGCCAAATGACAATACGACTTTTCCTTCTGGCCTTTCTCCTCAAATTGAAAAATTTCTTAAAGAAGGATTGGGCAAAGAAGAACAAGATAAATACGAATCTGCCCAACAAGCATTGGGACAAACCCAAGCTATTCAAAATTCTATGAATAAACTTTCCAATGGTGGATGGGTTGGCATGGGCACTTTGGCCGAAGAAAGAGCTGATGCTGCAAAAGCAATTAATACCGCTTCATCCATATTTGGTTTTAAGGGAAACGTATTCGATCCAGAAAAGGTGGCAAGTTCAGAAGATTTTAACAAACAAGCCACCGCCCTTTCTTTTAATATGGTTAAACAGCTTGGTTCTCGCGAAAGCATGATGGCTATTAACATGGCATCTAAATCAAATCCTAATGTTGAACTATCCCCCATGGGTGGACAACTTCTTAACGCAACTACAGCAGAAGCTGCGCAAAGAGAAGTTGATAAACATGAATATATAACGCAAAAAGTTCAATCTGGAGTGCCGCAATCTCAAGCAGAAATTGAATTTAATAAACAAAATCCAATTTCAAGTTATATTGATAGAGCCACCAGTCAAGTTCATCCATTGCCTATTAAAAATGAAATAAGAGCAAAATCTTTATTGCCGGGAACAAAATTTCTTTTTGAAGAT